AAGACAGCTTCTCCTCGGAGTGCATGACTTCAGGGTGGGCGGGGATACCTTTAAACTAGCCCTGTACACCGCCGAGGCTGATCTTGGCGCGGGCACCACAGCATACACTAGCACTGGAGAAGTGACCGGCGGTGGGTATTCCGCCGGGGGGGCCGTACTAGTTAGTGAAGGTGTGAGCGTCCAAAACGGTACCGCCTTCGTCACTTTCACTAATGTCGTGTTCCCCGGAGCCACATTTACAACGCGCGGGGCGTTGATTTACAACACTACCCCCTCGGCTAATGGGCCAGATGGGGCGCTAACTAACCCGTCGGTGGCTGTTCTGGATTTCGGATCGGATAAGACTGTAACTAGCAACTCGTTTACTATACAGTTCCCCGCAGACACTCCCGCCGCTGCAATTATCAGGATTTCGTGATGTCTAAGCAGGAGCCTAGCTGGCTGACCATTGCGCGCTCTTACAAGGGCCTACGTGAGATTCCCGGTAAGAACCACAACCGGACTATTCTTGGCTGGCTCAAGCGCCTGAAGGCGTGGTGGACGGACGACGAGACCCCGTGGTGCGGGGTGTTTGTTGCGGAGTGTATGCGGCAGGCCGGGCTAACCGAACTGCCGAAGTATTGGATGCGCGCCAGCGCGTGGGGGATGTGGGGTGTCAAATTGCGTGCGCCACAAGTTGCGCCGGGGGCTGTTCTTGTCTTTACCCGCAAGGGTGGGGGCCATGTTGGGTTCTACGTCGGCGAAGACGCCACTTTCTACTACGTGCTTGGCGGGAACCAGAACAATATGGTAAACGTGGCCAAGATCGCCAAGGCCCGCTGCACAGCCATTCGTTGGCCTCGTAGCGAGCCAGTAGTAGGCGGTCCGGTCAAGATGGTGGGGGGCGTCGCCTCTTCCAGCGAAGCATAGGAGTTGAATATGGACTTTATCGGTTGGATTCTCGCTCGTCTTAAGGAACCTTCGACCTACGCAGGCTTCTCGGGTCTCGCCATGGCGCTCGGCGTCTCGGGCCAGCTCTATGAAGCACTCGCTGCCGCGCTCGCGGGTGTCGCAGCTCTCATCGCTGTGGCCCTGTCGGAAAAGACTTCCGAACAGTGATTAAGCTACTGGCGTCCTTCCTGTCGTTGCTCGACCGCTTCTTCTCTATGTGGGAGAGGTCTAAGATCAAACAGGAAGGACGTCAGGAAGCTATCAAGGAGGTCAAGGATGTTGTCGAAGCTAATGTCGAAAAGGCTGAGGCCGCTGTCTCTGTGCCTGATCCTGAGCGCGACGAGCGCCTGCGTTCACGGTTCGACCGGAGCAGAAGTGGTAAGTGACTATTGCCGCATAGCTGTTCCGATTTCTTACGACGGCGCAGCTGATACCCCCGAAACCGTGAAGCAGGCTGAAGACCACAACAGCCAGTGGGTGTGTCTCTGCGAAGGAGACTGCCCAAAGGAGCCTTAAAGGCCTACGCAAGGAAAGAAAATGGCGAGTACGTACAGCACCCTTAAAATCCAGCTTATGGCCACGGGTGAGAACAACACCACGTGGGGGAACGTCACGAACACCAACCTTGGCACCGCTATGGAAGAGGCCATAGTCGGCTCTGCGGATGTCACCTTCGCTAGCGCCAACGTCACGCTGACCTTGACGGATACTAACGCGTCTCAGACGGCGCGCAACCTGCGCCTGCGCTGCACCGGTACGACGGGTGGAACAACCCGTAACCTCGTGGTGCCCTCCATCGAGAAGCCATATATCGTCCAGAACGATTGCGCGGATAGCATCCTCGTTAAGACCGCTGCGGGCACTGGCATTACTGTGCCTACTGGCAAGACCATGTGGGTCTATGCGGACGGCACCAACGTGGTGGATGTGGTTACGCACCTGTCGTCGGTTACACTCACCACCCCAATTCCCGTTACCTCTGGCGGCACTGGCGCGAATAGCGCCTCGGGCGCGCGGACCAACCTCGGTCTGGGCACCATGTCTACCCAGAACGCTAACGCCGTATCCATTACCGGTGGGGTAATTACCGGGATCACCGACCTTGCTGTTGCCGATGGCGGCACTGGGGCTTCGACGGCTGCGGATGCACGGACCAACCTTGGTCTGGGCACCATGTCTACCCAGAACGCTAACGCCGTATCCATAACTGGCGGCTCGATCACTGGGATCACCGACCTTGCTGTTGCCGATGGCGGCACTGGGGCTTCGACGGCTGCGGATGCACGGACCAACCTTGGTCTGGGCACCATGTCTACCCAGAACGCTAACGCCGTATCCATCACTGGCGGCTCGATCACTGGGATCACCGACCTCGCTATCGCTGATGGCGGCACCGGTGCATCCAATGCCAGCGGCGCTCGAACTAATCTCGGGCTCGGCTCTCTCGCCACCCTGTCTTCGATTAATAACTCCAACTGGTCGGGTACGGCTCTGGCCGTCACCAATGGCGGCACGGGTGCAACTGATGCGGCTACTGCGCGCTCCAACCTCGGAGCGGCGGCTTCTGGTGCGGTGACTACCAGCGATCTCACGATGACTACCGCCCGTATCCTCGGGCGCACCACCGCATCTACTGGCGCTGTGGAGGAGATCACGGTTGGCTCCGGCCTCTCGCTCTCCAGCGGGACGCTGACGGCTACCGGCGGCGCTGGCGCCGTCACTAGCGTTTCTGGTACTGGCACCGTCAACGGTATCACCCTCACAGGCACCGTCACCTCCTCGGGTAGCCTCACTCTCGGCGGCGCCCTGTCTGGTGTCAGCCTGACTACGCAGGTCACTGGCACGCTCCCCATTGCCAACGGAGGTACCGGTGCGACATCCGCCGCCAACGCACTGACGTCTCTGGGTGCTTACCCGGCGTCGAACCCCAGCGGCTACACTAGCAACGCAGGTACCGTAACCTCCGTTGGCGGCACTGGGTCGGTAAACGGTCTCAGCCTCTCGGGTACGGTCACCAGTTCGGGCGACATAACGCTAGGCGGCTCTATTACTTCGGTCGCAGCGAACGCGACCATCGACGGTGTCACCATCGGCTTCCGGAGCATCCCGCGTTCGACCACTACCACAACTGCTGTGGTTGGCGACGTGGGCCGGTGCATCGCGGCCAGTGCTGGGATTACCATCCCCAACGCGACCTTCGCGGCTGGGGACGCGGTTTCGATCTATAACAATAGCGCCAGCCCGATCACGATCACTCAGGGCGCGAGCCTTACTCTGCGGCAGGCGGGCACCGGCAACACCGGCAACCGCACGTTGGCCGCCAGAGGCATTGCGACCATTTGGTTCAACACCGCCAGTGAAGCCATTATCTCTGGGGCGGGAGTTAGCTAATGAGTGGCATCCAGATGGCGCTTCTTGGGGGGCAGGGTACCGCTGACCAGCTCCAACTGATCGGCTACACCGCCAGCATTCTCGAATTCCTGCCCGTCACCGGAGGTCTTGGGTACCGCCTAACGGACGGCGGTAAGGAAGAAACCGCATTTGGTACCGCCACGTCCTTCCCTTACGTTCCAGAGAATGACTGGGTCATCCCTAACGGTAGCGCCAGTCTTTACGAGGTGCGGGCCACGTTGAACTCGGGGTCGCTAACTACGGGCACTACGGGCTCTTGGCTTTCGCTAGGCACCACACGCGAATGGACGCTAACCCGCAACACAGCGGGCATTTCCGCTGTCTCTCTGACGATAGCTATTCGTTTGATCGGCGGTCCCGGTACCATCCTTGCCACGGCTCCTGTCAATCTCGACATTGAACTGAACTAAGGGGGCAGAAATAACTAATGGCCTTCATCAAGCTCCAGTTCAAACCCGGCCTGAACCGCGACCAGACCAACTACTCCGGTGAGGGTGGTTGGTTTGAGTGCGACAAGATCAGGTTCCGCTCGGGTTACCCGCAGAAGATCGGGGGCTGGCAGAAGGGCTCTGCGCAGTCGTTCGATGGCGTGTGCCGCCAGATGTGGAGTTGGGTCACCTCGTACGGCGATAACTTCCTCGTGGTCGGGACTAATTCAAAACTCTATATCGAGGCTGGGGGTAACTTCTCCGATATCACTCCGCTGCGCACAGCGGTCCCTACCCTGTCGTCACCCAATACAAATAACTGTGTCAACGTGTCTAACGGCCTGACCACGGTCACAATCAATCTCGGTACTGCTCATGGGGCTGTCACTGGTAGCTACGTAGTCATCAGCGGAGTTGTGGGTACTGGCGTCCCCCAGACGGTAGGTGGCGTGCCTATCACCGAGATTAACGGCAGCCACCAGATCACCGTTATCGACGCGGACTCTTTCTCTTTCGTGGTTACCACAGCCGCTACCTCAACGGTCAGCAACGCTGGCGGCACAGCCGTGTATATCGACTTCGAGATTGAACCGGGTAACCCCATAACTACTGGGGGCTACGGCTGGGGTGCTGGTTCTTGGGGGCGTGACGCGTGGGGCCTCGGCACTACTAACAATCCTATCCTGCTCCCGCAGCGGGACTGGTGGTTCGACAACTTCGACAACGACCTTGTGGCTAACGTCCGCAACGGCGAGGGTTACTGGTGGGTACGCGGTACGCAGCTCGACCCTGCTAGCGCTCTAAACACCAAAGCTATTCGGCTCGTGGACTATGCCATAGCCGAAGGTTACTCGGGCAGCGCAGTGCCCATTCAGATCATGCAGCTGCTGGTGTCCCAGCAAGACAAGCACCTGCTTGCGTTCGGCGCAGTACCGTTCGGGTCTACCAACCCCGACGACTTCGACCCACTGCTTATCCGTTGGGCTGACCAAGACACTCCGGGGGACTGGACCCCGACGGAAACCAATACCGCAGGTGATCTACGTATTTCGCGCGGCTCGCGTATCGTGCGCGCGCTGCCGACCAGACAGGAAATCCTCGTCTGGACTGATACTAACCTATACACCTTGCAGTTCCTCGGCACGACCGATGTGTTTGGGCTTCAGGAATACGCCGACAACATTTCGATCATGTCTCCTAGGTGCATGGCGTCCGCAGCCAACATCACCTACTGGATGGGGCAGGATAAATTCTATGCCTACACTGGCCGCGTCGAGACGCTGCCGTGTTCGCTTCGCAACCACGTGTTTACCAACTTCAACTACGGCCAAGCCGAACAGGTGGTGTGCGGCACCAACGAGCAGTGGAACGAAATTTGGTGGTTCTACCCGAGCGGCTCCGCCGACTACAACGACTCCTACGTGGTGTATAACCACCTAGAGCGCATATGGTACTACGGAACTATGGAGCGCACTGCATGGCTCGATACCCCTCTGCGCGAGCTGCCTATGGCGGCTAACACGCCGATCAACTCCGAGGCCGACCCAATCACTACCGGCGACGGGTATATCTACGACCACGAAGTCGGGGTGGACGACGACGGCGCACCTATGGAGTCTTATATTCAGTCGAACGACTTCGACCTCGAAGACGGGGATAGGTTTATCCTTACGCGGCGCATCGTGCCAGATATCGACTTCTCCGGGTCTGAAATCGAGACGCCAGAAGTTACGCTCCAAATCCGCCCCCGTAATTTTCCGGGGAGCGCGTTCCGCACCGACCCCGCAGACTCGCAGCGGGTTATTGAGAACACCGTCGGTGCCTTTACCGATCAGGTATTCGTGCGCGCCCGCGCCCGCCAGATGGCCCTCAAGATCATGTCCGATCAGCTGGGTGTAAACTGGCAGCTGGGTGCCCCTCGTCTGGACGCGCGGGCCGATGGCACTCGATAGGTTCAAAGCCTCTCCGCTCCCCAACCCACCCGCGCAGTGGGACCCGCAGTATATGCGGCAGGTAATTCGCGTGTTGGAGACGTATTTCTCGCAGTTGGACTCGCGGGCGGCTAACAACGCGGAACAGTACACAGCGGACTTTTTCTACGGGTCTGGCGTAGGGCTACGCATCCCTTATGGGCAATTCCAGAGCGACGCTAACCAGACCGCAGCAGCAGTTGATGCCGCTTACGCTGTAACATTCACGCAGTCGGATTTTCTCGATGGCGTGGTGTTGAGCAGTGGTTCGCGGCTTACGGTACCAGATTCCGGTATCTATAATGTCACCTTCAGCCTCCAGTTCAAGAACACCACGAGTGGTGCAGAAGATATTGACATATGGCTACGCAAAAACGGTACGGATATTCCGGCTACCAACAGCCGGTTTTCTATTGTGGCCCGTAAAGGCGCGGGTAATCCATCGCATCTAATCACGACTACTTCTGTTATGGCCGACCTCGCGGCTAACGACTACATCCAGCTCATGTGGCATGTGACAAACGTTAACGTAACCATGGAGAGATTTACGGCGGTTACGGCGGTGCCGGGCACCACACCCGCTATTCCGGCAACGCCGTCTGCGATTGTGCAGGTTGAATTTGTGTCGAAGTCTGCGTGACGCGGGACTTTAGGTTTATAATAATTACGGGTATAACCTCGGCCACAAGGTAGGAACGACGATGAACTTACAAGCCGCCCCGTCCCCGTATACTCCGGTAGGTGGAGCAAACACAGCTCCGCAGCTCGGTACGCCGATGCCCGGCACGACCGGTGGTCTTCCGGCTGTAAGCGGCCTGTCGACTATGCAGAACCCGATGGCGCAGCAGCTCCAGAGCATGGGGCGCGGCGAAGACACCATGCTGGTGCACATGACTCCCAGCGAGGTTAACAGCCTCCAAGGGCTTGCAATGGCCGCAGGTGGCTCGCTCACGGTAAACCCCCAGACAGGACTTCCCGAGGCATCGTTCCTCAAGAAGCTGCTGCCTATGCTCGCAGGTATCGGGCTTAACTTCATTCTGCCGGGCTCTGGCCTCGTGGCTACGTTGGGCGGCAAAGCGGCTACCGCTGGCCTTATGGTTGGCGCGGGCACTACCGCGATCACAGGCGATCTCCAGAAGGGTCTCATGGCTGGCCTAGGGGCGTTCGGCGGCGCTTCGCTCGCGGGGGGTGTGCAAGGTGCTCTGGGCGGCGCAGCTAATGAGGGGGCTAAGGTCGCTTCTATGGATGCCGCTGGGAATATCCTAGGTTCCGGGGGCGCTATCCCTATGGGCGTTGCTCCTTCTGCAGGCACCGCTACGTTGGTAGGTGGTGTGGGTGCGCCCGCCACGACGGCGACCTCGGGCACTGGGTTCCTCTCGCAGTTCGGTCAGGCTGCTCGCGGTACAATGACGGGGCTCGGGGCCAAGGCGGCCCCCATGGCCGCAGGTATGGGCGTCCTCAACACTCTGTCGGAAGCAACTGCCCCTCAGATGCCGGAGTACAACCCTGACGACGATGGGTTTGAGTACGTCCCCATGGGACCGGCCAAGCGCGAGGTGCGCTACCAAACGCCGGAGCAGATGCGCGAGTCGGGCGGTGCCGAGTTCCAGTATTTCACGCCCTCTAATCCCGAGCCTATTCCGCTCTACGGGCAGCCGCGTGGCTACGCAGAGGGCGGCACCGCATCCGCTCCCGCAGACGATTTCGATGCTCTCGTGCAGTATTTCGGTTCGACCAATCCGGGCGCTATCACTGCGTCGAAATACCCTACCTCTGCTCCGGCCCCCACCTCTGCTCCGGCCCCCACCTCTGGCAGCGCCCCCGCGCCGGGTGGCGAGGTTATCCATGACTTCGGCAGGCGGTCCACCGCAGGTAACCTAGGCCTAACTGACGCAAGCAACCTGTACGGCACCACAAGCGGTTTGGGGGGTTTCAACTTCAGCGCCGCTGACTACGACGCGGCGATTAGCCGGATTCGCAATGATCTTGGAGTTGGAAGCAGCACCCCGGCGCGGAACGATGCTGGCGATTCTTACCCCCGCACCATGTACGGGGGCTCCGGCGAGCCGTATTCTCAGTATGCTCCTACTCCTACTCCTACCCCCGCGCTGCCGGTCCAACCGTCTAGGTACGCGCCGCCCACCATGATGGCCCCGGAAATGTGGGGTGGTGGCTCTTACGGCGTTAACATGGCTGAGTATATGGAGCCCGACGCACTCAGCGAACCTATGTTCCAGCAGTACGCTAGGGGCGGCGCGGTGGATATGCGCGATGGTTCATTCGTGGTGGATGCGCGCACTGTGTCCGAGCTTGGCAACGGCAGTAGTAACGCTGGTATCGACATGCTCTCGCGTATGGGCGGTCGCCCGGTGCGCGGTCCCGGCGATGGTGTCAGCGACTCCGTTCGCGCGAGTATCGGTGGCAAGCAGGAAGCTCGTGTAGCCCGTGACGAGGTGATCTTCCCCCCTGAGTCGGTGCGCCGTCTGGGTGGCGGCAGCGACGCGCGCGGCACCAATAAACTATATGCACTTATGGATAAGGCGCATAAGGCTAGGAAGAAGGCGAAGCGCGGGCAAGACACCGCCGTGCGTAGGGGGCTGGCGTGAGCGAGTACAACATCTCCCTAGTACCGGTAGATTACGTAGATCAGGTGTGGGGTACGGTCGAGCCGTACCTCAAGAAGGCGCTCAAGTATACAGTAGGCAAGTACGAGCCGGAGGACGTTCGCTCTTTGGTGGTCGACTATGGATACCCGCTGTGGATTGCCTTCGATGACGAAGGTATCAAAGGTGCCGTCATCACGCGTTTCATACAGTACCCGCGCAAGAAATACCTCTTTCTTGAGTTCTGCGGCGGGAGAGACGGTTTTAGTTGGAAGGCACCTATGCTAGATGTCTTGCGCTCGTGGGCCAAAGACAACGGGTGTGACGGCATAGAAGGCGCTGGACGCGCTGGCTGGCGTAAGGTGTTCGAGAAGGACGGCTACAAGCCCATCGTCCAGCATTTCGAGTTGGGAGTCTAGTATGGCTGGCAGCAGCGCACCTACACAGCAGCAGGTAACGACTACCACCTCGAACCTGCCTGATTACGCACGTCCGTATTTCCAGAACCTCATGGGTCGTGCTGAGGCTAACCTCAACACGCAGTATATTCCTTATGGGTACACCCAAAACGATGCGGGGCAGGTAGTCCGCGCTACCGATGCTTCGGGGCAGCCCGTAAACGCGCAGCGCTTGGCTGGGTTCACCCCCGCACAGGAGCAAGTGCAGCAGAACGTTCTCGGGATGCAGGCCCCCAATCAGTTCGCCACTGGCTCGGCCCTTGCCTATCAGGCTGGTCGGCAGGCGATGGGGCAGCAGTACAACCCGAGCCAGTTTACCGCGCAGCAGGTGAACATGGGGCCGCTCCAGCAGTACGGGATGCAGGCCCCTCAGATGTTCGGTGTCGAGCAGGCTGGGCAGTACATGTCGCCGTTTGTCCAGCAGGCGCTGGAGCCCCAGATGCGCGAGGCTGTGACGAGCGCACGGCGCGCACAGGTCGCCCAAGACCTTGGGTCTGCCCGTCAGGGTACCTACGGAGGTAGCCGTCAGGCGCTTGCCGCCTTGGAGCGCGAGCGCAACCTCGGCCAGCAGCTAGGTGATATCCAAGCGCGTGGCATGCAGAGTGCATACGAGAGCGCGCAGCAGCAGTTCGAGCGTGACCGTGCGGCGGGGATGACCGCTGGGCGTACTAACTTGGAAGCAGCCCTCGGAGTTCAGCAGCTTGGGACGCAGTCGGGCCTTCAGGCCGCGCTGGCTAACCAGCAGCAGGCTCTCGAAGCGCAGCGCCTCGGCGAACAGTCGCGCCAGTTCGGCGCACAACAGGGGCTGGCTGGCTTGCAGACCGCAGGGCAGATGGGGCAGACGCTGGGCAACCTCGGGCAATATCAGCAGCAGTCTAACTTGCAGCGCCTTCAGGCTCAGGGTGCAGTGGCTGGCGAACAGCGCGCGCTCCAGCAGCAGTATCTCGACCAAGCCTATTCCGACTTCCTGCGTCAGCGCGACTACCCGGTGGAAGTGCTTGGGCAGTTCAGCAACTTGCTGCGTGGTCTCCCGATGCAGCTCAGCAGTACCCAGACTGCTTACGCGCCGCCTCCGTCGATGGCTTCTCAGGTGCTTGGTACCGGCCTCGGCGCGCTCGGTGTGGCCAAGACACTCGCTGGTTAAGAGGGTATAGATGGCTAAACCGTTCAGTATCCAGTCGCCCGAGGACATCGCCAAGGAGTACGCTGGTAACAAACAGAAGATCGCGCAGGCTATGCAGATGGGGGTCGTTGACCCCACCGCTGGCGTCCTCGCGGGAATGTTCATCGACCGCATGCGCTCTGCGCAGGCGCAGGAGGGTATCCCTCAGGCTACGGTCGCACAACAGGTCATGGGCGGTGCGCCGCCCGTCCCGGCACCTCCCCTCCCTGCCGGTGGACTTGGGGCTACCTCTCAGGCTGCGCCGCCCATGACACCCGAGATGGGTATGGCTCCCCCGATGCCCGCTATGCCCGCGCCGCAAGAAGCTACGATGGGTATGGCTGATGGCGGCCTCGCTATGCTCCCTGTGCCCGACACTATGTTCGACGAGCCGACTAACGGCGGCTACGCTGGCGGCGGGATCGTGGCGTTTGCAGACGGTGGTGGCATCTCCGACTTGTATGGCGACGTAGAGTATTGGGAGAGCGGTGGTAAGCAAGGCGCGATCAGCCCTAAGGGCGCTCGCGGCGTTATGCAGCTTATGCCCGGTACTATGCGTGATCCGGGTTTCGGTGTGCGCCCCATGCAGGCAGATACTGAAGAAGAAAACCGCCGCGTCGGGCAAGAGTACCTTGACGCGATGTACCGCCGTTACGGTGACAAGAAGGTCGCGCTGGCCGCGTACAACTGGGGTCCCGGCAACGTAGACAAGTGGCTCAAGTCGGGCGCTGACCCTAAGAAGCTGCCGCGTGAGACGCGCGAATACATCGGCAAAATCATGGGTGGCAAGGACAATATCTCTGTACCCGAACGCGACCTCAGCACTGCTGAAGGCCGCGCTATGTCCCTTGGGGACGCACGTACCTTGAGCCAGTATATGCTTGCTGGGCTACCCCGCGAAGAACTTGAGCGCGCACGTTCCTACGCGCTTGAAGAACTCGACCCCGCTAATCAGGAGAAGGCGCGCAAAGCCGACATGTGGCAGGCGCTTGCGGAAATGGGCTTCCGCATGGCTTCGAGTAACACCCCGTTCCTGCTACAAGCTATTGGTGAAGCAGCGACCGCTACACTGCCCGGCGTCGATGCCTCGAAGAAGGAGCGCAAAGCCGCCAAGGACAACGCCATTCGCACACTCATGGCTGTCGAAGACGTGGACCGTAAGACTGCAACTGCGGGCGTTGAGCTCAGCATGGATATCTACAAGACCGGCGCTAGCCAAGAGCAGCTCAAGCAGGAGCTCGGCTTCCGTAGGGAAGAACTCAAGTCGCGTGAAACCTTGGCTAGGGAAGAAATGTTGCTGCGCTCTGCCGCCCTTGACTTCCAGAAGGCCAATAAGTCTCAGTTCGAGCAGCTGACAACTGCTTATAGGGCGGCTAATCCGGGCGCAAGTGACGTTCAGATTTTCAAGTTGATGCGCGACGACGGCCTGCTTGGTAATACCGCTACCGCTGCTGCCTACCCCGACAAGCAGGATGTGCAGGAATCTTCCGGTCCTTGGACTGATTACCAGTAATAGGAGTTACACATGGCGGCTCCTAAGGTCGGATTCGTAAAAGACGGATACCGTTTCAAGGGCGGTAACCCTGCCGACCCATCTAGTTGGGAAAAGCTGCCGCCTGAAAAAGGTGATGTGCAGGGCGGCTACCGCTACCTTGGGGGTAAACCTTCTGATCCTAAGAGCTGGGCTAATGTAGACGAAGAGGGCGGCTTCTGGAGCACTCTGTTTGAGGGCGCGCAAACCCTTGGTCTGGGCGATGAGGCTGCTGCCTTCGCTGCTGACCCGTCGGAAAAGAACCGCCGCGCGCTTATCGCGGCTGGGGAGTCGAAGAAGCGCAGTGTTGGGTTTGGCGAAGGTGCTGATTGGGTAGCGTTCAAGCAGCTTCTTGGTAGCTCGCTAGGTCAGCTTGCCGCGCCCATTGGGGCTGGTATCGGTGCGTCGTTCGTCACGACCCCGCTGGGGGGTATTGCCGCCGCGACAACTACTGCTGGAACGCAGTACACTGCACAAAACCTGTTGCGCCAAGCGCAGGAGCAGGAAGCTGCGCTCGCTGCCGGTGAAACCCCCGAAGAGACCTCTGCTCTTAAGGCCGTAGCTGCTGCTGCCGGGCAGGCAGGTCTCGACCTCGTTGGCGGGCGCGTGTTCAGACCCGTCGCTAACCTCTTCCCATTTATGCGGCCATTGCTGGGTGAAGGCGGAAAGAAAGCGGCTGGAGAAGCTGCTGATATTCTCGAAGACGCGGTCTCCAAGGGTACTGTGTCGTTTGCGGGTGGCGTGGCGAAGGGGGTGGGTAAGGGCGTAGCCTTCGAAGTCCCGCAGGAAATCGTGCAGTCTGGTTTGGAACGCTGGCAGGCGGGCCTCTCACTCACCGACGACTCCGCGCTTTCGGAGTACAAGCAGGCGGCGATTGGCGCTGTGCTTCTGGGTGGTACCTTCGGGGGTGTTAGTGGTGCTATTGGCGCTCGCGGCGAAGCTGCACCCGCGCCCGAGCCTACCCTCTCGGAAGCTTCTCCGGTTACTCCCCCGACCGACATCGCTGCGATTGCAGATCAGGTCTTCACTACCCCCGAGCAGCGCGCTGAGTTTGACGCGCTGACCACTCAGTTTGACTCGATGTACGGCATCCCTGAAGAGCAGGCTGCGCAGCTTGCTCTCGGTGCCTTGCGCCCCACGACCCGCCCCGCTGCCAAAGCTGAACCGACGGTCGGTGAAGGGGAAGTCAGCTCTGCAGTTGAGCCTACGCTCGCCACTCCCAGCGCTCCTGCTGCTGCACCGGCTACTACGGTCGAGCCTGCCCCCATCATCCCTCCGGCAGAAACTATCACGCCTCAGGCCCAAATGGCCGAGCAGCTTGCGGAGGTGGGGGTAACGCCTCCCGCTCCTGCGGCTCCTGTTGAGGCCCCGAATGCTATTTGGGCCAATGCCGACTTCGATCAGCCGGTAACTGTCCTTCCGGTCGAGCCCATGACCGGACCCGAGGGGCGTGCATACCAGCCGGTTACTCTAGATGGGGTGCCTAGCTTCGTACCCGTTGACCAGCTGCGCCCGCTCGATGTGGCTGCCCCCACACCTGCGGCTCCGGTGCTCTCGCTACCCGACGCCAAGAAAAAGGTAACCCCCGAGCGTATTTCTGCGGCTAGGGAGATGCTCGCTACGGCGCTTGCGACTCCTGACTTTGAGGGCGTCGAGATCACGCCTAAGGAGATCACTGCCGCTGCAAATAAGATGGCGCGCACGCCGGGCCTTGAAGCTCCAGCAGTGCTCACGGATATTCTGGGTATCGACGCCGTGGAAGCGGCAGAGGCCGCACCTGCGCCGGAGGCCGAACCCGAAGCCGTGCTCGAGCCGGTGCTGGAGACCCCGAGCGAAGCTCCCGCGCCGTTGGATGTCACTCTCCCTGAGGAAGTAGCTGCTCCCGAACCGGTGGCACCCGAAGCGGCTGAAGCAGTCGAAGAGGTACCTCCTGTACCCGTCACCAAGGTTGCTCCGGGTGATGCGCGCGGGTCGCGTCCAGTCCAGAGGGGTACGCAGGGCACCCAGCGTGGTCGCCCGGTCGAGGGCGCTGCGCAGCTCACTGGCGGTATGCAGGCACAGCAGGACCTGATTGCCGAGCTTCAAGCTGCGCGCGACGCGCGCGAGATTAGCGACCAAGAGGTTGCCGAGGCTATCGACGTCCTGCGTCCTCCCGCTACCGAACAAGAGCTTCGCGCTATGCCCGTAGCGCGCCGCAACCAGTGGGTAGAGGCCATCGCGCTCCAGAAGCAGGTTGACGAGCTGCAGCAGCGGACCAACGAGATACCCAAGCTCCTACTCGGGCGTCCTAACCCTGAGCGTGCGGACATGGAGGCTTCACTCGGTAAGCTCCAGCAGCGCCTCGACGGGGCGCAGCAAGCCCTCGTAGGTGAAGCTCGCGCAGCGTTCGAAGCCAAGCGCACTGGGCGCAAGACCAGCATCGCTAACATGCGTGAGCGCCTGCGGAACGCGAACCTCGACCCGGCGGAGCGGCGCGATATTCAAATCCGCCTGCGCGAGATGGCCGTGCAGCGCCCGCAAAGGGGCTCGGTTGGCGAGCGTACTGATACTCGCACGCCGGAGCAGGTAGAGGCTGAACTGAAGGGGAAGCTGACCAGCGAAGTGCTCGACTGGATGGTCGAGACCGCGCCCAACCCAGCGTTCGCCACTATCGCCCGTGGGGTCCGTACCGCGCTCAAGCGGTTGCAGAGCTTCGGCATCGACGTTGACTTCCAGATCATCAGCGACACCACCGGTCTCCCTCAGGAGGCGGTAGATATTCTGGACGACGGTGCGTCTGCCGTGACTAGTTTCAGCGGCGACACCGTTGCCATTTACCTGAACGATGCGGACATGGGGCCGTTCTCGGGCATGGAGTACGAGACCGTGCTCCACGAGTTTATCC